GTTAATACCCCGTTTTATTTATGGCCGACAGGCGCTGCCAGGTGGCCAAGGTGGGCACTAACACCTTGGCCACATAGGGGGGCACACACCTAAAACTAACCCCGTTTTTTGCGCCTTGTAGCAGCTAACCGGTTAAATTCCTCTTGGCATTCTTCCCACACTTCACAAGTATCGCATTCATCCAGCGCGTTACAATCCTCACCCCACTTACCACCAGCAGGACATCCGCTGTCGTTTTTCTTCTTCGGCTTACGACTGCGCTTTGTTTCTACTGGCGCAACATCTGCTTTTTTCTTGGGGCGACCCCGGCGCGGCGGTGGCGGCTCTTCTTCCTCGTCCTCTTCTTCTTCCTCTTCCTCGTCTTCTTCCTCTTCCTCGTCTTCTACTCCTTCTACTCCTTCCGGTACAAATTGCTTTTCGTTTTCTTCATCCGCCGGTTCTTCTTCGTTTTCTTCATCCGCCGGTTCTTCTTCGTTTTCTTCATTTTCCTCCACCGGAATGCCAAAGAACTCCGCTTCCAGTTCCTTGTACCCCAACACCATCAAACAATCATCCAATGATGGTAGTTCTTCCAAGATGGCTGGGTTCGCGGGTTTACGCCGAGGGATGAAATCAATGCGGTTGGCTTCCAGAAATTTGGTCGACCCCATGCTGGCTTCATCGAAACGCACCTTCAAATCCATTCCATCCACCAAATCAGCGAAACCGGCCAACTCGTCTGGGTTCTCGTTCACCTCTCTGTTAAGCTGTTTTGTGAAGTTATGGAAACTAACCTCCCAGCTCATAATGTTTTCCGGTGCACTGGGGTCAACAACCAGAAACAAATCACGGTCTTTCGCTTTTAATTGCCGCAGTTCTTCATCTGTGGCATCCCCACTGCGACGCCGTTCCAGTGCATACTCACAGATGGGGCAGCGTTTGCCCACAATGGTTGGACAGATGCGGGCCTTTTCTTCCGGCCCAACACCGAAATGGATTTTCATCGGGCGTCGATACCACAACTCTCCCGGTGGCACCCGGTCGGGATGGTTCTTATCGGTAACAATGTACGGCAAGATGCGGATCACTTGTGTGCCCTTGACCGGTTTGAAGTAATCATACGGTGTGTTGACTGTGGAATTCCCCCCACTGGTTTTGCTGTTTTCCACGGCGCGTTGCTTCACGCGGTCGCGGTTCATCCGTGGTACTGCCGCACGTCCTGCTGCCTTGGGTTTTCTGGTCGGAATTGCCATGTTTAAGCCTCCTGTTTGATTCGTTCTGTTTCTTCTTCGATGTAGTATATAACCAAGTCCCTAACCTGTTCGTACACTTCCTGTATTTCCGCTTTGTAGCAGGGACAATCAATTCGCACTTCCACACGAGCGGATTGGTAATTGCCCAGGTTGATGGTTTTTGCCATCCCAAAACCAACTGTGGCGATCCCGGCACGTTCATCCATTGCCGGGACCACCAAAGTCCCGGCATCTTCCGTTTCAAGGCCAAGATGGGTGCGCTTCACCGTAAGGTTAAGATGTTTTTCTTTCATTTCCTTCTCCTATTCATAGCCCCGCGCACTGCCTCATTGGCCTTGGTCTTGTTGTACTCGGCACGATCCTCCGGTGTCGTAGTGGGCACGGCATAATACTCCTGTCCGTGCAATCGCACCAAATTCTCCAGTGCCGCCTTGCGTTGGTCCAGGGCTTGGACCTCTGCTTTGAGGATGGCGGCCTTGCGTTGGGCTTCGCGCAGATCGTTCAGAGCCACAAGATACCGATCTTCTCGATAAATCCATGCGGATACCATGGCTTCAGTGAATTTCTTGCCCTCTTCACCCAACTCACCACGGGCTTCCCCGTCAAGCTCGGCCTTGACGTTCTCCAGCCGGTCTTTAAGCTCATCCACTTCTGCGTTGGTTTCCGCCAACTGTTCTGCATACTCCAAAAACAGCGCAGGTTGACCTTCCCACTCTTTGTCCAAGAGCCTCCGGTCCACTTCGAATCGCGGATCTTTTGTCAGTCGCATCTCAATCCACCTCCACGTATTCCATCGTTGTCGCCAACAAGTGGTCGTAGTCACCGCTTGTGGCTTCCTTCTGGTATTCTTCCACCAGCCCTCCGTGTCCCGCACGACGCAGTGCCTTGGACACTTTGCCCAAAATAGCAAAGGCATTGCCATCTTCCCCAATCAGCTTTACCTTTACATCTGTTTTCGGCACTTTTCTCACCTCCTTTCGTTTATAGTTGTGCCTATTTGTTATTATACAAGCAACTGCCGTTTTCGTTGCCCTCTGCTATTCTTTTTGAACACAAACTGCGCAAGCCCACACCACCCCAGGCCATCCACTGTTGTAAAATGGTTCCTTGAAAACATCCAATAGTAACAATGCCTGTGCATTGTCTTCTTTCAGCATCACCGCTGTAGCGTAACCAAGCACGGCCCTGCGGATGTCTTCGTGGTCTTGCCCCTTCAGCTCAGTCAATACTTTGCGCACCGTGGTCCAGCTTTGGCGTTTTAGCAGCACGCGGCACAGGTCGATAATTTCCTTGCTATCCTGGTTCAACGCCTCAATCGGCGCATCGGGGTTGGCAATATGCTTCTCCAACAGCACCAACGCTTGTCTTGGGCACCCATCTGCCACCTCGCATATCTGCGCCACCGCATCCTTGTCCACTGTGCCCTCTTTGCCTACGGCACGCCGGTAAGTGCGCAGCACCAGCCTTCCCATCTGCTCATACTCCAGCCGTTCCACTGGGCAGGGCGTGCAGCGGTTTTGGATGGTCGGCAACAGCTTTTTGGGATCTGTAGTGGCCAACATGAAGTAGGTATGCGCCGGGGTATCTTCCAGTGCCTTGAGCAATGCCGACATTGCATCGGATGTCATTTTGTGGGTTTCATCCAGTAACCACACCCGGCATTGCCCCATCAGTGGGGCCATGTGCATTTGCTGGCGGATCTCCCGCACGCTGTCTATGCCCCGGTAATCGGCCACGTCCACTTCTGTGAAATCCGACCCCTCGCAGCCAAGTTCTGCTGCCAGTATCCGCGCCAGTGTGGTTTTGCCACAGTTGTGATGAATTATGCCACCTGCCCAATAATTCTCGTATATAGGGACGTGAAAATCGTAATATTTCTCTTGCCCACATGGTGTTATTCGTTTTATATTGGTTGTAGTGGTTGTGTTGCTGTCCCCATTCTGAAAGGAGCTTAAAAATGCCAAAAGGAGTTTATAAAAGAAATCCGAATTCAAAGATTTATCAATTAAAGCTCTCGAAAGCTGATGAGGAAGAGATTGCACGTCTTTACCAAACTGGTCTATCACAAAGGGAACTTCAGGAACTTTTTGGGTGTGGTTGGAGATGTATTTTAGGAGCTCTCCGCCGCACGAACACTTTGGTAAAAGGCAGAAGAGGTCGTCCAGGAAAGCGAAATCCAGCATGGAAAGGCGGCCGGGTGATAGACAAAAATGGTTATGTTTTAATCCATGCACCAAATAATCCAATGGCGAATAGTTGTGGGTATGTGCGGGAACACCGTTTAGTAATGAGCCGTATTTTGAGACGACCTCTAAAAAAGCAAGAAGTTGTTCATCATAAAAACGGGGACCATGGGGACAATCGGCCGGAAAATCTTGTCCTTTTCTCCAATAATGGGGTGCATTTGGGTGTGGAGCTTCTTGGGAAGACCCCAAAATGGACACCAGAGGGACTTCATCGTATTTTAAACCGATCAATTCCTTCAATGAAAGGTATTCACCGGAGGCCAAAAGGACACGGTGTGCGCCTGTCGCGCAGAAAGAAAATTCAGATGTTTCTACAAGAAACATCGAATCTTCAGGATATTGGACCGGTGGCAGAGCTAACGCTGGAACCATCGTACCAGAGAAAGAAGTGCGTGAAAGGACAGTAAAAGATTTCCCCTCTTTCCAACGTTCTTCTATTGTTTTATATGAATTTTCCAGTGGATCATATATTTGTACATCTCCGCGTAAACATCCAGTAGGCCCATGAAACAGGTAAGCATGGGGGCGGTTGGGGTTGTCCACTGTTGCTTCCAGGTATTTCACCGTATCTGCATTGCCAATAACTTCGCGCCAGGATCGTGGTCTGTAAGTGATATGAAGCATGATTTCTCCT